TTGACTCCTTGAGCAAGGACTGCCCTAATGATTGGATCGAACGCAACCTTTACTCCGCACACAGTCGCTCAGGTATTCTTTTAATGCTGGTCATAGACTGCTTGCTCTTTGGACCGTGGGGACTTGTAGTGTGGGGTATTCAAATGATATGGATCCCGTTCTGGGCAGCTGGTGTAGTTAATGGATTGAGTCATTGGTGGGGATATCGCAACACAGATACCAAAGACACTAGCCGTAACATCATTCCGTGGGCTGTGTGGATAGGTGGAGAAGAACTACACAACAATCATCATGCCGATGGTGCCAATGCCAAGTTCAGTCAGCGTTGGTATGAATTTGATCTAGGTTGGATGTACATCTGCATCTTGCAGTTCTTTAAGTTAGCCACAGTTAGATAAAGAAAAAGCACCCGAAGGTGCTTTTTTAATGACTTGCAAATATTACTTTACGTAAGTTGCCTTGGTAGCATCATAATACTGTTTGATTTCAGCAGGTGTCAACACCTTGTTGTAAACTGTAACAGTACCAACTGAACCATTCAATCCCATGAAGTACTGTGTGTACTGTGGATCTTGTAGGTTTGGTACTGGGCAATACTGTCCAATCTGGAAGAAGTTAGGAATAGTATTAACACCCAAGTTTGGTGTAAATGACTGTGTAACTGCACCATCATTGATATAGATACTGGTTGTAGCTTTACCTGGTGTTGTTGGAGTCACAGTTGCAGTCATTAAAATCCACTGGCTTGGGTAAGCAGTCGACATCACCTGTGGATTGTTGTGTGCCTCATCTGCTGGTGGAACAGCCTGCGCCGCAGTTGTGTTATTCGCAGCAACTTCACGACCTGTGTAGATCAATGGCTTGCAATCATATGTACTGCCTAGGGCAAACTGATAGCCAACTTCATCACGACCAAATGCCACAGCATACTGATAACGCTTCTGTCCACTGTTGATGTTGGTGTAGGCAAACGGATTAAACTTGACCCAAGTCAAGAAAGTACGAGCCTTGTTAGCAGTGATTTGAGCACCTAAACTTCTTGTGCCCGCATCTGTTGCGGCAAACTGTGCAGGAGTTAAACCTGGAATATCAGTTACGGCAGTATTTGGATTAAAATTCAATCCTTGGTTGGCTGTTTTGCTACCTGTGAAGTTCCATGCTTTGGTAGCCGCATCATAAGTCGGAGCACCAGAGTGCTGGCTTTGTACAGCATTGTAGCCGTGATTTGTTTGATCAATCCAACTGCCTGTGCCAGTGTACTTTGAGCCATCTAAGTGAACAAAGGCGCCAGCCGGAATTTCTACCTTGGGTACAACTTTGCAGTAATCGCTGAGTATTGTGCCAACTGCACAAAGTTTAGCCTTGATATCGTCTATCTGTGCTTGCAAATTTTCTATTTCTGACGCCATATGCGCTCCTTTAAGTTTATGTATGTAGACTCTCTACGCAATATTTACTCAAAACATTGTTAATCTACTGTTACGACCTAAAGAAAAAGCACCCGAAGGTGCTTTTCTTTTACCACTATGTAATGCTCTATGAGCGTACTTTTATTTCTTCACGCCGCTGTTAACAAATGAATACATCTTTTCGGCGGTTTCTAGTACTTTATCTAAACCTGGGAAACTTGGCATTTCTACGGTACTAACGATTTGACCAGTCTTCTCATCACGAGTGGCTGTCATTTCCCAGCCTTGGAATTTGGCGTGGAAGTCGTCTTGTACTAGGCTTTTTGCCATGCCCAAGATATCTGTACGGATTTCGTAGCCGTTCTTGTTGAATTTTACTTCTGGTAGTTTTGGTGTTTCGAATGCGTTTGACATAATAATCTCCTGTGTGTAATGTCTGTGTCTAGCAGCTACTTCTTTTTCGCTGTTAGTTTATTATATATGCTTAACAAGAAAAAAACAACTATTTTCTGAACTTGTTTATCCGTTCACGGATGATCTCTATCACGGGTTCTGCCAACACCACTTCATAATGGTTATAGTCAACATCGATCAGTTCCATATCTGCATGGTGCCGCTGACTTTGAATGCTGACCACTCCGTCATTGGCCACAACTATGAAAGGACTGCGACCCTGCACAGTGACCACGTTGCACCAGGGATGCTGCACTTTGATCTTGGCCGCTTCCCGCATGGCCCAGCTGCTGGGACCGATATCACGCATGAGTCTGCTGAATGGTAAAAAGTATTGAGCATAGTCTGCTACTTCAGCACCGCCATAGGGTGTGCTTAGTGTAACTGCACCCAATACCTGTGTGGGCAAGTGATGGCTGAGATGCAGAGCATATATGCCACCTAGACTGTGAGCTATGAAAAAACACTGTTTGACTCCAGCCAAACTCTGCTGCATGGCTGCTAGATTGTGTTCAAATCCATCACGACTGTCATAGTTTAGATCTAGACCCTTGCCCAGTCTAGTTCTGATATGATTGAAACTTTCGCTGGTGGCATTGGCACCGTGTATATAAACCAAGTTCATAGTGTATATATCTTGCGATGCAACAAGTTACTTGGTCATCAAGGCTTTGGCTTCTTCGTATCGGCCCACGCGAGCCAATGCACATGCCGCTCTAGTTTGTCCAATTGATAGGCAAATGTCGTATATGGTGTTTAAAAAGTTTTTCATAGATAAGTTTCCTTTTTGTAGTTGAATTGACTGATGTAGTTTTCCAACTGTGCGGCATCGGTAATGCCTTTGTCTGCTAGATAATGATCTAGACTTGATTGATAGCTGCTACCTGGGAACATTTCACTTAAACGTTCTAGGATAGACTGCATCTTTTCTGATAGATATTTCATTTTATTCCCTCTGTATGTGTGTAGAACTCAGTGTTCCTACTCAGTATTTACCATGAGAAGTGTTACAACTTGATTAAATAGAACAAACAGTGTATAATATCAAATGATGCGTAGAGGGTAAATACTAGACTAGGAAAGGCACATGAAACTAAAAACAAGATCGATCCTGCAGGAATTAAATGAACTGGCAGAAATCCGTAACAAGGATGAACTGTTTGAGAGTCGTGCCACCAACATCATCAATTCAGCTATTAATCTGTTGGAAACGTTGAAAAAACACTACACTGCGGAACAGGCGGATGAACTAGAACGAAGACTGTTAAACGCCATACGTGGGCAGGATCCTGCCAAATTCACTCGCGGCATACGCAAGATCGCCGAATCCAAAAGAACCAAGAGACCGTTAAATGAATCAGAGTAAACTACTAGAAGGCGGCAATGTGTTCAAGGGTGCTGACAAACAGCCCCTGACACAGCGCATTGCCACTGCAGATGTAGAAAGCACAGTGGACTACATCGAAAAGATCACCGGCCTGGACTTTACCAAAGAGAAAGATCTAGATGACAAAAAGCCAGTGAAATGGTTGGGCACCACTGGACGCAAAGAAGATCCAGATGGCACATTTGAGCGCAATAGTTCCGGCGATCTAGACCTCAGCGTGGATGCCAATGAAGTAGACAAAAGAGCCTTTGCTGACAAACTAATATCACAGTTTGGCAAAGAGAACATCAAACTAAGCGGCGACAATGTACATTGGAAGGTGCCCATCAACGGAGACAGCGCCAACGGGTTCGTACAAGCAGACTTCATGTTCTCCGCTAATCCCAAGTTCCAACAGGGCAGCATGATTGCCGGCGGTGGAGAGTATCGTGGCGAACACCGCCACATCATACTGAGTTCTATAGCCAGAGCCAAGAACATGAAGTACAGTCCCAAGCATGGGATATTAAATCCACAAACAGATGAACTGCTGCCCAATGGCAATGATTGGAACCAGATTGCCAAAGAACTGTTGGGACAGACTGCTACTATCAAAGACATTCGTTCAGTAGATGCCATCCTTAACTATATTAAAAAACTGCCCAACTATGAAGAACTAGTCGCAGGTGCTCGTGAAACCCTAGGTCGTCAGGGCATAGAGCTGCCCAAGGCCAATCAAATAGAAAGCTACCAACCAGGAAGTATCGGTTGGATGCGCCAACTCATAGAAATAGTAAAATGAGATTCTGGGAACTATTATTAGAAGATGATGCACCTCCTGCCAAGAAAGTTGGCAGAGAGTTCAACCACCTCGAAGACAGGGTGTTTGCAGAAGACGATGGTGCAATCAAAGTCGTACAAGCCTTAAAAGCTGTGGCCAAACCCGAAACCAGCATCACAATCAAATGGGATGGCAACCCCACCATATATTGGGGACGTGATGACGATGGCACATTCCGCATGGTAGGAAAGAACAACTGGGGTCGTGAGGAAGGCAAAAGCTCTAGTCCGGACGAACTGAAATCATTTATCATGAGTCGTGGCAAGGACGAAGACTGGCGACCCAAGTTTGCCAGCGATATGGCAGCAATATGGCCCATATTTGAAGCTGCTACGCCCAAAGATTTCCGTGGCTATGTCTACGGCGATCTCCTGTTCCACCCGGGCAAGTCATACACAGGTGCAGACGGCAGGATCTCATTCACTCCCAATCAAGTCACTTACTCAGTTTTGGTCAACAGCGACACAGGTCGAGCACTGGCCAAGGCCAAAGTAGCCGTGGCAGCTCACAAGGTATTCGGTTATTTCGGAGACAAGAGTGGAGAAGACTTTGATAATCCACAACTGTTTAATAACACTCCTGCACTTGAAGTATTCGGACTAACCAGTGTCAGTCACAGACCAGCGGTAGGTGCAGAAAATCTAGCCAAGATAGAAGCCTTGGCCAAGAATCAGTCAAAGATCAACGGCCTATTGGCTCCTGTGGCAGGCATGGGGTATCTACGGACAGAGATCTATAACTTTGTGAATACTCAAAGCAAGGCCAAACAATTAGACAACATCAACACTGATGCGTTCCTAGCCTTTGAACAAAAGACTCCTGCCAAAGCTGCTAAAATAGCTGCACACAGTGAACGTCATCCAGGAGTAATGGATATTTTATTTCAGTTGGTAAAAGAAATCATGGCTGCTAAAGATGAAGTGATTCGAGAGCTAGACGCAGCCGAAGGCGAAATCACAGCTACCACAGACGGCAAGCCCGGTGGCGAGGGCTATATCATAGGCGGTGACAAATATGTGCCTAGAGATCGCTGGACCCCATTTAGAGCTGATTAACTGCTAATTCAGCTGATTTTTCCAATCCAATATAAATACTTGCATAGAAATCAGGTGATTTCTAATATTGCCGGCCTCTGAGCGAGGTCATTGATCAAGGAGAATTTATCATGGCAGACGTAAGAACAAGAAATGAAATCGTAGCAAACGATGGTACAACATATGTAACATTTGGTGCAAACTCACTAAAGCACGTTATCAACCAAGCAGATGTTGGTCGTGAACTTATCGTTAAAATCGCTAAGACAAACATGACAGACACACAAGTAAACGCATATATCCAATACATCACTACATCACACGGGTCATCAGGTTCTGGTGATTCAGCATTTGTAGTAGCAGCACTTGGAACAGCAGATGGTACAGCATTTGTTAGCGGTGAAACAGATGTTATATTCCTTCGCGTACAAGGTACAGGCGACCTAACAGTCGGTACTATCAATGCATTGACAGGTAGCCCAACAGCTACAATCGAAGCAATCTTTACACCAGCTAAGTAATTTTAGTTTCCTAGGGATGGGAAGGAAGGACCGGAATTTATTTCCGGTCTTTTTTTGTCTGTGTAAATAGTAGCATATTATGGCACGCTATCAAATAGTCACTCTTGTGGATATAACTCGAACTAATCCTTCGAGATCCGAAACCGATCTGCACCTACTGGCTCAACAGGCCAACTTCAACAGCCTTGTGCAGGCCATAGGTCTGAGATCCAATGTGGAATGGCAGAAAGATCCTATCAAGCACACAGGTAGACTTCCCGACCCAGCTTCAGGCAAGGCCACACACTGGACCTGGGAGTTCGACTGTGAACGTGATCAGGTTTTTCTACAAGACGGTGATCCAGTATATCTACTAGCGCATGACCTCAATCATGTACCTGTGATTGCTGATCTAGAAAACAGTGAAGACATAGCACCAGCCGCCTTTCAAACCCAGGGTGACATGATAAATACTTGGGTAACGATGATTTAGGCAAAGTGTATTTTTACACAGTTAGCATAAATACTAGTTCAAAGGCACCCATTAGGCAGTTACTAACTTAGGCACATGGCTCGGAGCGAGCACTTGACTTAACATAAAAGGAAACAGCCATAATGGCCACGAAAGAAGCTGTAGCGCAATTAGCACTGTTACCCGAGCGAGTAGCAGTAGTTGAAACTAAAGTACATCAAATAGAAGAAAAACTTGACGACCTCAAAGTAGGCGTCAAAGAAATGCACGACTGTCTAGATCAAACTCGTGATTTGCTAGACACAAAACTGTGTGAAATGTCTGAGGCCAGCAACGCCCAACATGCAGAAATGTCAGCTAAGATTGGTGACTTAGAAAGAATCAAAAACAAGTACACCATGTATGCCATGGTTGGACTGGCGTTTGCAGCTGGAGCTGGCTGGATTAATGCTATTAATTTTCCACACATACTCAAGTTCCTAGGACTGTAAAACTCACACACTTAAATAAGGACCATAGGTCCTTTTTTTATGACACAAATCAGCCGTAGACTAGAACAGATAGTTCGTCGAGAATTATCTAAAAACATCATTCCTGTTAAAACTGCGGAAGGTATTCTAGTAGGCGATATACTAATAACCAATCAAGACAATCTCAAATTCCTTTATAGGAAATCACAGATACTCTACGCAGAAATACACCTGAACTCCGTGGCCATCAAAATGGCCAATATCCTGGCGCTGAGACACAGTCACATGTCAGTTGATTTGTTGTATCGAGCCGATCAAGAATACGGACGTTGGTTCGTTGACAGCCAGATGTTGCGGGCTCAGCATCAAAAAGCCATACGTACTCGTGACTATGATCGTGCAGACGTGCTATGGGCTCGCTACAGTGAAAGCCGAGATCGCACTGTTACTGCTAAAAATCAAGCAGAACGTTTGCTGTGAATTGAATAAATACACTATCAATTTGGATCCCATAAAATGAGAACAACCGACCTTTTTAAAAACAACAGATCTTCAAAAAGACTCAACGAGTCTTTGTCTAAGACATTTGGAACAAAGTTAGACTTAGAGAGTTTTGATACTCCTAAGCTAGAAGATGCACGTAATAAATTACGCACCCAAATACATACAGCACGACAAGAAAGCGGCTTCAATGAAACCATTGAAAACGAAACCCTAACACAGGCACAGTTCATGCACGATGCTATTGTTGCAGAACTAATGGATCGTCAAGAACACATAGTAGATACCAGTGTTCAAGAAGGCACAGATATTGACAGACAAGAATTAATGGCGATTCTTAAACGCTTCGACGAAGATATGAACGAAATCGGCGGCTACGGTGATCCAGATTATGACAAAATCCTAGCTGCTCTAAGCCAAGGCGATGTCGAATCTGCTGTTGAAGTGGTTTGGTATGCCTATGCTGATCAAGACGGTGGTGAGCTTCGTAA